AAAAGAATTTTAGCCACCGGTAACAGTAATGGGGCCAACCTAAAAGAGATAGTGAACGCCATATATAAGGGGGCCTGAAGAATGTCGCAGAGGGCAGACAGAATAAATGAAATTCCTCACATGATAATGGAATTGAAAAAAGAAAGGACTAATGCGGTCAAGAAAGACTGGATAGGCGCCGCCGCCATGATTCAAAAGCAAATTACGGATTTGGAAAAAGAATTTAAAGAAATATATGATTCATTCGGAGAGAAAAAATGAAGAAAAAGAAGTGGAAAATTAGAGAGAAAAGCCTTTTATGGTATTTTAAAGAAATCGCGACAAGCCTGTGGATTTTCGTAATCATTGGAATAATGATATTGGTTATAATTGCGTTTTCACACCCGCCGGTAGACGCGGCGGAAGGAATGACGGAAATAGCCGCCGAAATCAAAGAGGAGCCGGCGGACAAGCTGTACGACGTACCGCTGGAATCTGATTTGCAGCTACATATAAAAGAGTTATGCGATAGCTACGGAGTGGACATGCCCTTAGTTCTGGCCGTTATAGGGCAAGAATCTAACTATAACGCCAATGCGATAGGAGACGACGGAAACAGCTTCGGACTTATGCAGATACAGCCAAAGCACCACGAGGGGCGAATGGCGCGGCTTAAAGTGACCGACCTGTTAGACCCATATCAGAACGTGACGGTAGGCGTGGACTTACTCGCCGAGCTGTTAGAAAAAAGTGGCGATACCGAGTGGACGGTAACGGCATACAACGCCGGAGCCGGGACTGCGGATTTCAACAAGGCGATTGGAAATAGAACTGAATATGCGGAAAGCGTACTAATACGAATGGAGGAAATAGGAAATGAAAGAAGTGATAACATATGAGGGTGTATGCAAATATTGCGGACAAACAACGCCGGTTTTAGCGGGCACGCAAGAAGAAGCCGACACATTAGTAACTGAAGAATGCGATTGTGCAGGAGCGGACGCCCAAAAACGCAGAGAGTCGGTAGAAAAAAACGCGGCTCTGATTGTAGAGGGAAAAGACGGGGATATTATAGAAATTTTAAGGACCGCCGGAATAATGATTTTAAATGAAAAAATCAGCCAGCTATCGCTAAATACCGGTGAAATAAAATACAAGGTAAGCGTAAACAGCAAAGGACAGATAAAATTTATAAAAACGAAGACTAAACAAGAGGAGCTGCAAGGATAATGGTACATAAACTGACGTGCGTAGTATGCGGTGGAACATTTTACGGCTGCCGAAAGAATATATTAACCTGCTCGGAGGTTTGCCGCAGGAGGAGGCAGACGGCAATAAGAAAGGAGAATCTAAAACTTTACGCCATACAAATCGGGGCAACCCATGCAGACTGCAAACCCGCGTCAAAATCAAATCTCGGAAAACTAAACAGCGAGGCGAGAGAAAAAGGCATGACGTACGGAAAATATATAGCCGAAAAATATGCGAATAAAGTAAAGGTTGAAATATAGCTTTCTCCTTATTTATATACATCAGGTATCGCGGGCGCCTATAAGTCCCGCCCCAAAAGCGCCGTTTGGGGTCCGCGAAAGTGACAATAAAGCGGTTACCCGGCCGCCAGCGGACGAGCTTTAAACGAGAAAGAAAGACGGATAAGTTTCTCATTCCCAAAGATAAACGGTTTCAGACAAGAGCAGCAATCTTGGCCGGGCGAGGCAGTTCCATCAGACGGCCATGAGCCTAACTGTCTGGCTACTTTGGGGAAAAAATGTAGGCGAGCCCATCAAAGAATGGGCGATGACCCAAAAAAAGGCAAGGAAACAAAATTCAATAAGGATAATTATGGTAGTAATAGAGATTGCATGTACCTTGCCGAAAAAAGGGCGGAGAAAAAATAAAGAAAGGAAGCCTTTTGATTTTATAACTCCGCCCTTAAGAAAAAAGGAATATATTATGAGATTTATAGATTTTTTCTCCGGAATCGGAGGATTCAGGTTAGGAATGGAAATGGCCGGCCATGAATGCGTCGGCCACTGCGAAATAGATAAATTCGCAAATAAATCATACATAGCAATGCACAGTCCAAAGGAGAGTGAATGGTATGCAGATGACATTAGAAGAGTTAACCCCGGAGATTTGCCAAAAGCAGAAGTGTACTGCTTCGGATTTCCATGCCAGGCTTTCAGTATTGCTGGAAAGCGAAGAGGTTTCGAAGATACAAGAGGCACTCTCTTTTTTGAAGTCATGCGGCTGGCTAAAGTCAGAAAGCCTGATATATTATTCGCCGAAAATGTCAAGGGCCTTCTCAGCCACGAGGGGGGGCGAACATTCGGAACTATCATCAGAACGATGGATGAACTGGGGTACGATGTCGAATGGCAGGTATGTAACAGCAAAAACTTCGGAGTGCCCCAGAACCGGGAAAGAGTGTTTATTATCGGACATCTTAGAGGACGAAGTTTCCGAAAAGTATTTCCTTTCAGAAACGGCAATAAAGAGGCTGATAACCTACAAAGACAAGAAGCTGGAACCATTACAACAAGGACGGGCGAAGGGACAGCAGTCGGAACATATGTTGTTGAAAATAAACAGCATGCGAAAATTAAACAAATAGGCAACTGTATGCCCACCAAGAAACGAGATAACCCCAATCAGGGAAGAGTTTACGATATAAACGGACTGAGCCCGTGTTTAAACCAGGGTAGCGGCGGAGGCAGATAACCATATATTGCATATGGTATATATACAGAAACCAGCGAGAAATTTAAAAGACCGCCAATCGCTAATATAAGCCGCACATTAAAAGCCAATAAGCATGACGCGGGCGTTATCTATCCTGTGTCATCAGTAGAATTTTTGAATAAAAAACAAAATGGCAGACGAATAAAAGGAAACGAAGAGTCAATGTTTACATTAACTACGAAAGACAGACATGGCGTATTTGAAGAGGAAAAGCAAAAAATCAGAAAATTAACGCCGAAGGAGTGCTTTCGCCTCCAGGGGTTCCCAGACGAATATTTTGAGAGAGCAGCTGCCGTAAACAGTGACAGCCAGCTATATAAACAGGCAGGAAACAGCGTGACAGTAAATGTAATTTATGAGATAGCGAGGAAACTATGAAAATAATAAGGGCATTTCCAAAGAAAACATCGTATACGCCGATAGATGATTATGTATTTATCGGTATGCCACCGATGAGAGCCTTCATTCCTGAACATGACGAAGTGCATATATCATGCACTTTCACATGGGACAAGGAATACTGCAAAGAACTGGCCTACCAGTGGGAAGCAGCCACCGATAAACCGGTCAAACTGGGCGGTGTTGCCTTTGGCAGCCCGTCGGAGGATTTCACGCCGGGGCTATATATGAAATCCAACATAATTTTTACAACCCGTGGTTGCAACAACAGTTGTCCGTGGTGTATAGTCCCAAAACTTGAGGGCAAGCTGAAGGAATTACCAATATATCCAGGAAATGTCATACAGGATAATAATTTTCTTCAAGCCTCACGGCAGCATAAAGACAAGGTATTTGAAATGTTAAAGACCCAAAAAGGGATATGTTTCAAAGGCGGCTTGGAAGCAGACCTGGTAGACGACCATTTCGTAAACGCTATAACAAGCCTGAGAATAAAAGAACTGTGGCTGGCCTGCGACACAGACAGCACAATACCGGCATTCAAGAAGGCCTGTGAGAAGCTGCGAAAAGCTGGGTTTAACAGAAATAAAATAAAATGCTATGTATTGTCCTACGGCAAAGACATGGATAAGGACGAGGCACGGTGCAGAACAATATATGAATCCGGCGCAATGCCGTTTATGCAGCTATATCGTGATTTTACGGACAAGAAGACAGAGTATTCGGCCGAGTGTAACAAATTTGCCCGCCAATGGCAGAGGCCGGCCGAGGAAATAAATAAAAAAGAAATCAGCTCAGATGAAGCGTCACTTAAGGCTGTTTATAACAATTTAGAAATAGCAATGTGCATTTTAAATGCCATGATTGGGGAAAACGCAAGGGGACAAGCTGAAATAAACGATATGGACGAACGACACACGATAAGAGTAGACGAACGGACAGAATACAACGCAATATACTGCTCAGTATGTGGAGGAAGATGCAATGACAACTTTTTAAACTTTTGTCCGGGTTGTTTCACAGATATGAGAGAGGAAGAAAATGGCGATTAAAAATTATACAACGACTAAACACCCACTTGAGAGTATAGGTGAAATACAAGCAGCTCTGGCTAAAGGTGGAGCCAAGAAAGTGATGATTGATTATGACGAAAAAGGAGAACCAAAAGGCCTTGCTTTCGCAATAGAAACCGATAGAGGTTTTATGGGGTTCCAACTTCCCGCAAATGTAGACGGGGTCTGCGAGGTTTTTAAAAGACAAAAAATTAAAGCTGACATGGAACAGGCAAAAAAGACCGCATGGAGGAATGTGCGTGATTGGGTTCTTGCCCAAATGGCATTTATTGAAGCGGGAAACGCGACATTGCAAGAAGCGTTTTTACCATATTTGACTAACAAGGAAGGGCAGACGCTCTATCAAGTCTATATTAGCGGGCAGTTATTACTTGAATAATAAGGAGGCAAAAAATGAGTAAAGCGGAATACATAAATAAAGAAAGCCTGTTAAACGGAATATATAACCGGCAAGATGATAAAGATTTCGATTTGATGTTATATATCGCTCAATTTCCGGTACGTAAGCACGACAGCTTTCTGGACCTTGTAGGTAGGCTAAGAGAGTTATTAGAAGACGAATTAGAAAGAGCCAATAAACATTTCTCGACATTCCATTCATACCATGAGGGTTTAAGCGTAATAGAAGAAGAAATATGGGAAGCTAACACAGAAACAAGTAATTTATCGGACTTACATCTAAAACTAAAAAAGAAGGTATTTATGGACGAAGACAATAAAAAGGGGATTTGCATACCTATGAGAGATACGGCTTTAAAGGCCGCCGCGGAACTCCTACAAGTAGCGGCTATGTGTCAGAAGATGATAGACAGCGAATCAAAATGGAAAGAAAAAGATTATCAAGTCGGAAAGGATAAAAAATGAGTGAAGAAGTTATTAAAATATTGGACAACCTTGGAGAAAAATTCGGAGTCGCCATTGATTGGACATCTGAAAACATAGCCCCATATTTAACAAAATTACATGAACGGGCAGAAAAATATTTAATTGTCACCTCCGTTATATGGTTCATAATGACCCTCGCCTTATTCGCGGCGAGCCTGTTCGCGATAATAAAAATTACTAAATGCGTGAATCGCGACTCAAAGATTGGGACAAGGACTATATGGTTTGACAGCTATGGACGTTGCGGCTCAGGAGTTTCTTTTGTATGCAGAGCCTCGGCGGGATTTGTTCTAATTATAACGGCCATACTTATTCCGATTACAATAGACGAGCTGCTAAAATCAATGTATACACCCGAAATAATGATGATACAAATGATACAAGACGCGGCGTAAAGGAGATAATAAAATGCCATACAATTACGGCGGTCAGGACGTAAAATGCCCCTTTTATATGTATGAAAGGGAAAGAGCGATACATTGCGAAGGTCTCATAAAAAACGCGAGAAACACTATAAATACTTTTAACGGCAAAAAAGACTTAAACATACATAAAAGCAAATTTTGCAATTCTAAATATCAAAAATGTGCGCTTTATCAAGCGCTTTTAGGGAAATATGAGTAAGCCGGAGGACAAGTTTCCTCCGGCAAAGCTATAAAATTTATTCTTACATTATATATAAAATAAATCGGCGCCCGGTATGGGCATTAACACTTGCTAAGATTATTATTGTTAGGACAAGAAAATGTACATAAGAGAAAGAATTGTTGCAGGGTTAACAGTCATAACAAGAGAGAGAGTAAAAAGAAAAGTGGAAAAAGGAGTTAAAAGAGCTCCAAAGCAAAATATCACATCAGAAAAGGTTTGGCTTAATAATCTCAGATACGCTATATTTAATTTAACCGTAATACTGAACGCGAACTTTAAAGGCGGAGACCAACTTTTGTTATTAACCTATACCGCAGAACCGTCCAAAGATGACTATAAAAGACTTTTAGAAAAATTTTTAAGAGATATACGCAGAGAGTGCAGAAAAAACAAAATAGATTTTAAAAGGGTGGCTGTTACAGAAAGGATTGGCACAAGAATACATCATCACATTGTATGTAACAATATTCCGATTGACATGGTAAAGAAATGCTGGCCGCACGGTAGAGTATTCCATAAACCTCTTTGGGACTATCCCAATTACGCCGACCTTGCGAATTATTTATTAAAGCAGGCGGCTAAACTGCATATGGAGGAAGGAAATATATCTAAAAAAAGATATACAACGAGCAGAAATATAATAGTACCGGAGAGCAAGGAAGAAATAATACAAAGGGGCGATATTGAAGCAGAGCCGAAGCCGAGTAAGGATTATCAGATAGACCAAGACAGCGTGCAAATTTACGAAAACGAAATAACGGGAAGCATTTGCCGCGAGTACATAATGGTTTCAACGACAGAGACTCCGAGGATAAAAAAATGGCGGACAGGAGTTACCGCTAAGGGGGAGCGAATAAATTTCAGCAAAGCGTTAAGAGAAGCATATACAGAAATTCAAGAATCTATAGAAAATTTAATTCTATAGAGCTTTATAATACAAAAAAGTCGAAGCAGAGGGTTAGAAAGAGACCCTTCTTTTTTTGTACTCTTTAAGCAGGAGGTTTGAGATGAGCAGGATAAATTGGCGTAAAGTTGAGCTTGATTATATAAAAGGCACGGTCTCATACAGAGATATCGCGAAAAAATATAAAATATCAACTCGTCAGGTTAGCGACCGAGGAAAAAAGGAAAATTGGGTAGAAAAGCGAAAACAATTTCGCGACGAAACCTACTCGGAGGCTCTCGCGCGTGCGCGCGTGACAGAAGTAGACAATTTAAAGCGCATAAACGGGCTGACGGAAAAGATGATTAGTCAGCTTGAGGAAGCCTTGGCCGACGCCTCGCAGTTTAAGAAATATATTGTTTCTAAGACGATATACAAAGACGGCGTGCCCGTAGAAGATGAAATGACAGAGAGGGAATTTACTAAATTTGACGCTAAGTCGGTTAAAAATCTCACTTCCGCGTTAAAGGATTTGGCCTCTATAACTAAAAGCATTACTGAAGACAAAGACGGAGACAATGAAATTTTAGTGAAATTCATATCCGACGATAAGGAGGACGGCATGGAAGAATGGAACTTGTAATTAAATCGCCGCAGCCAAAACAAAAGGAGTTTTTGCGCGCCAATGAAAAATACATAGGATTTGGCGGAGCTCGGGGCGGAGGAAAGTCTTGGGCTGTCAGAACTAAAGCGAAACTGCTCGCGGTAACATATCCGGGAATAAAAATTTTGATTGTCAGAAACACCTACAAGGAACTTATAAACAATCATATCGACCCACTTAGAGGGGAACTTCCAAAGGGTATGGCGCGGTATAACAATACGGAGAAAATCTTTAGATTCATAAACGGAAGTACGATAAACTTCGGATACTGTAATAACGACAAGGACCTTAACCAATATCAGGGTGCGGAATACGACGTTATTTTTATAGACGAAGCGACTCAGCTTGACGAGGTGTGGCTTAAGAAAATAACAGCGTGTCTCAGAGGCGTTAATAATTTTCCCAAAAGAATTTATTATACAATGAATCCGGGAGGCAGAAGTCACGCCTACATAAAGCGATTGTTTATAACAAGACAGTACAAAGAGGGAGAACGGCCGGAGGATTATAAATTTATACAGTCTCTGGTAAGCGATAATCAAAAGCTGTTAAGAGAGCAGCCGGATTATCTGAAGCAGCTGGAGGCGCTGCCGCCTAAACTTAGAAAGGCGTGGCTTTATGGAGATTGGGATATTTTTGAGGGACAATTTTTTGAGGAGTTTAGAGATAGACCCGACCATTACGACGACAGAAAATGGACCCATGTAATAAATCCTCTGCCTCTTGATATGATTAGAAAAATGAATATCTACAGGTCTTATGATTTCGGATACGCCAAGCCGTTTTCGTGCGGCTGGTGGGGAATTGACGCCGACGGCGTGGCATACAGGCTTGCTGAATTATATGGCTGTAAGAGGGACGAACCTAACGAAGGTGTGAAGTGGGACGCGGCAAAGCAATTTAAAGAGATACGAAAGATAGAAGAAGAACATCCGTATTTTAAAGGTAAGACCATTTATGGTATAGCAGACCCTGCCATATGGGACGCTTCGAGAGGTGAAAGTATAGCGGATACGGCCGCAAAGGAGGGCGTTTATTTTACTCCGGGAGACAATAAGAGAATAGCAGGCTGGATGCAGGTTCATTACAGAATGGCATTTGACAGCGAGGGTTATCCAATGATGTATGTGTTCAACACTTGTAAGGCGTTCATAAGGACTATACCGGCATTATGTTATTCTGAGACTCACGTGGAAGACGTGGACACGGATATGGAAGACCATATCGCGGACGAGACGAGATATTTTATGATGTCAAGGCCATTGTCTCCGAGGACAACGGAAGTAAACGCTATACCTGAATTTGACCCGTTAAATCTATATGAGGAAAAGAGAAAGGAACTGATAAGCTATGGAAGACGTTAAGAACACTGAAGAAGAAATTATTGTTCCGCCTATAGGAGAAAAGGAAATAAGGAAAGCGGACGAGACTTTGAAAAAATATAAGACCGGCAAGAAAAATTTAGAAAACAGGGTTGTTGAAAATGAGAAGTGGTGGAAACTGCAAGGTGAAAAGGCGCAAGGAATAAGCAATGATTTTGAAAGCTCCTCCGCGTGGCTTTTCAACTGTATTGTATCAAAACACGCGGATTCAATAGACGCTTATCCTGAACCTAACATATTGCCGAGGGAACAAGGAGACGTGGAGGAGGCTAAGAGATTATCATCTATTCTTCCGGTGGTATTAAAGTACAATAAGTTTCTTAATACCTACAGCAAGGTGAGCTGGGCAAAGATTAAAAGCGGTACGGGAATATACGGGATATTCTGGGACAAAAGCAAGTTGAACGGACTTGGAGATATCGCCATAGAAAAAATTGATATATTAAATCTGTTTTGGGAACCGGGGAAAACTGAGATACAAGATAGCAAGAACATATTTTACGTATCTCTCGCTGATATCGAGGATATTGAAGCGGCGTATCCTTTTATGAAGGATAAAATAAAACCGAATGAAGCAGTTATAAAGGAGTATGCCTACGAAGATAACGTTGATACAAAAAATAAGGCTTTGATTGTGGATTGGTACTATAAGAAATATGATTTGGCTACGAGAAGGACTGTCGTGCACTATGTAAAGTATTGTAACGAGACTTTGCTGTTTTCAAGTGAGAATGATAAAAACTACAGCAGAGGGTTTTACGAACATGGGAAATATCCGTTTGTTGTAGATAATTTATTTCCTCAAGAGGGAAGTCCGGCCGGATTCGGCTATATAGATATTTGCAAAAATCCGCAGAAATATATCGACTCTCTTGATAAAGCCATACTTGATAACGCTCTGGCAGGCTCGACGGCTCGGTGGTTTGTAAGGGACGACGCGAATGTAAATGTGGAAGAATATCTTAATTTTGGAAATCCGATAGTAAAAGTCGCCGGCGCGGGTTCTCCGTCGGATTCGGTTATGCCGATTCCCACACAAGGCCTTCCGTCGATATATTATCAAGTCCTCCAAGGCAAAATAGACGAATTAAAAGAAACATCGGGAAATAGAGACGTAAACAATGGGGGAACGCCGTCGGGGGTTACGGCGGCTTCCGCTATAGCGGCAATGCAGGAGCAGTCGGGCAAACTATCCCGCGACGCTAATAAGATGTCGTATGAGAAATTTGAGGAGCTGATTGAAATCTGCATTGAACTTATAAGACAGTTTTATAATCTTGAAAGGCAATTTAGAATAATCGGAGAATCCGGCAGAGAGGAATTTATAAGCTATTCAAATGCTAATATAAAGCCTCAAGTGCAGCCTATAAGCATTGACGGCTCAAAGGGATACAGAGTTCCCGTATTTGATGTAGACGTAACGGCTCAAAAGGAGAATCTATATACAAAAACCGCGTACAATGAGTTTGCCTTGCAAATGTATCAAAATGGCTTTTTCAATCCTGATATGGCCTCGCAGGCTTTGGCCGCGCTTAATATAATGGACTTTAAAGGAAAAGAACGAGTGAAAGAGGATATAGAGAGGAACTATACCTTACAGCAGCAGCTCATACAGTGGCAGCAAATGGCGATTACTCTCGCGGCAAAATATGAGCCGCAAATAGCGAACGGGTTAGCTTCGTCTCTTACAGGCCAGATTATGCCGACAGGCGCGGATGAGGCAGATATAAAGAATGTGGAGGCAAAAGAGGACGCGCGTGTAGCAAACGCGAGAGGAGCGGCGCAAGAAAGGACGAAACCGAGATGATAGAAGTAATGTACGAAAGGCCTGAAGGGAAAGAAGGAATGTTTAGCCTTAAACTAAAAGGGCACGCGTGTTACGGCGGAAAAGGCGGCGATATTGTCTGCGCCGCGGCTTCGTTTATGGCTCAGTCGCTTGCGTTTAGGCTTGAAGATAACGAGATTAGAAAAATAAAAACAGACCTTAATTCGGGGAATATACTGATTGAGTGCTGTTCTTTAGGTGAAACGGTAGAGAAGAAAATAAGGATAGAGGAAATCTTTGAGTTCGCGGCTGCGGGTCTTAAAGTCTTGTCTGAAAATTTTGAAAAAAATTTGAAATTTTCAAAAAAAGTTGGCCCACAGGGTTAGAGAAAGCGAGAAGCATTAAGATAATATATAAATATAAAGGGTCGCGCCTTAAACGCAGAAAGGAAAAAATATGAAAAAAAGAAAGATAAACCTGCATTTGCTCGACGGGGCTGAAGCAGGTTCCGCAGAAGGAAACGCTCAGGTCGCGGAGAGCGGTAAGGCAGAGACAGATGACCGGGTCGCCGCCGGAGAGGGAGCGAAGTCGAGCTTTAAAGACCTAATCGAAGGAGAGTATAAGGCCGATTTTGAAAAAGAGATTAAAAGCAGAGTTGAAAAAAGACTAAAAAATTCGGGAGAAGCGGAAGCGAAGTTGAAGGCTCTTAACCCGACGCTCGGTTTGCTTGCTAAACGATACGGATTAAATGCTGAAGCGCTTGACTACGAAGCCTTGTCGAAGGCTATTACCGAAGACGACGCGTATTATGAACAAGCCGCTATCGCGGCGGGCATGGATGTTCAGACATTCAAGAAAATGGAACAAATCAAAATGCAGAACGCTCAGCTTGAGGCGGAAGTAAGACGTAATAGAGCTGAGGCGGAGCAAAGGGAGATGTTTAACGCTTTAGCCGCGCAAGAAGCGGACGTGAAAGCGGTTTATCCGGGGTTTAGTCTGAGCAATGAACTTGGCAATAAAGAATTTGCGAGGCTGGTATTTAATAACGTGCCGGTTAAGACGGCGTATGAGGTTGTCCACAGAGACGAAATTATAGGCGGGGCAATGCAATTCACGGCGAAAAAGGTTGAAAAGCAGATTGTCGATAATATTTTGGCCGGACAGCAAAGACCAACCGAGCAGGGCCTTTCAAAACAGCCGGGAGTAGTTACGAAAGTTGACCCAAGCAAACTTACTAAAGAACAAAGAGAAGATATAAGAAAAAGGGTAATGCGGGGCGAACGTATAACATTCGATTAAGATTTCCCCGCGCATAGGAGGAAATATGGAAAAGATAAAAAGAAATTTGAATTTACAGCTGCTTGCGGAGCCTAACACGCAAACGACTACTACAACGGGGAGCGGCAATGATTTGTCTGCTGAAATGAAGACATATTATGATACCGAGCTTATAGAAATGGCGGGGCCTCAGCTCGTGCATCATCAGTTCGGAATGCAAAAGCCGATTCCTAAAGGCAAAGGAAAGAAGATTGAGTTCAGGAAGTTTTCAAACTTTAAGAAGGCTACAACTCCTTTGACCGAGGGCGTAACGCCGGACGGAAGCAAGATGAACGTTACCACTATTGAGAAAGAAGTGGCGCAGTACGGCGATTACGTAACCATTTCCGACGTGCTTGAGCTTACCGCCATTGATGATTTTATCTTAGAAGCTACGAACAAGCATGGACAGAACGCCGGACTTACGCTTGACACGATATGTAGAAATGAGATTAACTCCGGCACGAATGTGAGGTACGCGCCGAAACTTGCAGACGGAACCGAGACAGAGGTTACTAAGAGGGCTGATATGGACGCTACGTGCGTACTTACGCCGGATTTGGTGGCAAAAGCCGTCGCCGACCTCAAAGGCAACAACGCTCCTAAAATAGATGGAAGCTACATAGCCATTATTCACCCGTTCGTAGCATACGACCTGATGAAAAGCAAGGAATGGATAGATGTAGCTATATACGCGGATAAAGAGAGGATTTTTGAGGGAGAGATAGGAAAGCTGAGAGGCGTAAGATTTGTGGAGACAACCGAGGCGAAGATATGGAACGACGCCACTTGCCCTATCGCTAAGGCTGCTTCGGACCCTGACCCGGCGGAGTATTATTCGGTGTTTTCCACACTGTTTATAGGAAAGGACGCCTACGCTAACGTAGACGTTAACGGTGGCGGACTTGAAGTTATCGTAAAGCAGAAAGGCTCCGCGGGTTCGGCGGACCCGTTAAACCAGAGGTCTACGGTAGGCTGGAAGGGCATATACGCGGCTAAAATACGGATACCTGAATATATCGTAAGAGTAGAGAGCGTATCCGCGTATAGCAAGACGGCGGAAGCTAACTAACGAGGTGAGAAAATGGATAAAGAAATATTAGAAAATACGCCGGAGATTCCGAAGGAAGAAAAAAGTTCCGCGAAAGAAGTTAAGGCGTCAAACAAAAGGACGGTAAAAGAATCGGCCGGAAAAGATGAATCAGAAACGATTTTTATACCGAAAGGCGGACGTAACGAAGAAAATTTCGTTATAGTTACGATAAACGGAAAACGCTGGAAAATACAAAGAGGCGTATCGGTTGAAGTCCCTAAATGCGTCGCTGAAGTGTATAAACACAGCCTTGCCCAGCAGGCCTCGGCGGACGAGTATTTGGATTCGATTGAAAACAATAACGCACGGTAAAATCAGTAAAGCGGGCAAATTGCCCGCTTTATTAAATAGGAGGAAAGATGAAAACTATTAAGGCAATAATCGACTATGTAGATAGCGTAAAGCCGAATCAATATACGAAGGAACAAAAGATAGAGTGGCTTTCAGAAATAGATTATCAGATATTCAATGAGATAATATTGACTCACGCGCACGAGGAGGGCGCGTCGTTTGACGGATATAAGACCGGTGATGAAAATAAAGAACTTCTGGCGCCAGAACCGTACGCGAATCTTATATACACGTCTTATCTTGAGGCGAAGATAGATTATAATAACGCGGAGTATTCAAAGTTTAATAACTCAATGGTATTGTTTAACAACGCCTATGAAACATTCCACAAATTTTATAAAAGAAATCATAGACCTTATCCTGAAAAATTAAAGGTTAAGTTTTAAAGGGGTGAGAGAATGTTATTTCCCATGCTGGACGAACAAAAGCAAAGCAGAAGCTATATACAAGCATTTAAAGGCTATAACAATAATTTAAGAATAAATGAAGATGAATTTAGCGACACAAGGAATATGACTTGTGAATTTTATCCTATTTTATCGACAAGGCGCAAGCGTTCGGTTAAAGCGTCGCTGATTGAGGGAAAAGGCCTTATAGCAAAGGACACTCTCGCGTGGATAGACGGCAATAAACTTTACTATAATGGCAATGAAATAGAAGGTATTACGTTAAATAACCAAGAGCCTAAGCAGCTTTTATCTATGGGAGCTTATTTATGTATATTTCCGGATAAGATATATCTGAACACGAAAGACTTTACAGATTGCGGGTCCATGGAGGCGGCATACGAGACTGAGGAGAATGTGGTACTTACGTTATGTAAACAAGACGGTTCGGCGTATGAAAATGTAAGTATGAATGAACCGGAAGAACCTGAAAACGGAGATTTATGGCTCGATACGAGCGGAGAAAACCATATTCTGAAACAGTATTCCTCGACGACGGCAATGTGGGTACAAATTCCGACAGTTTACGTTAAAATCGAGGCTACAGGTATAGGAAAGAGGTTTGAGGAGGGAGACGGCATAAAAATATCCGGTCTTGAGCTCGCGGGAGTGCTGGAAAAACAAATAGAAGCGCTTAACGGAAGCAAGGTGATTCAAAGCAAGGATGATAACTATGTCGTTGTTATAGGAATTATAGACGAACGGGCGACGGTAAAGGGAATAACGGCGGAGAGAAGGCTGCCGGATATGGATTATATTACGGAGGCGGGAAACAGACTGTGGGGCTGTTTTTACGGAGTAGCGGACGGAAAGACCGTGAATGAGATATATTGCTGTAAGCTGGGAGATTTTAAAAATTGGTATTGCTATCAGGGCTTATCGACAGATTCTTGGGCCGGGTCTGTAGGAACAGACGGAGAATTTACCGGCGCGGCTACTCACCTTGGTTATCCTATATTCTTTAAAGAAGACTGTTTCCATAAAATATATGTATCGTCTCAAGGAGCACATCAAGTTGTTACCGTTAACGCGAGGGGAATACAAAAAGGTTCTTGGAGAAGCGCTGTTATAGTGAATGAAACTTTATTTTATAAATCAAGGACTGATATATGCGCGTACGACGGTTCTCTGCCTACAGGGTTATCAAATTCTCTTGGTGGCGGCAAGTATTTTAACGCGTCGGCGGGCGCTATAGGCTCAAGATATTATATTTCAATGGAAGATACAAACGGAAATTGGCATTTATTTGTATATGACATAGATAAAGGCATATGGATACATGAAGATAATTTAAAAGCGAGTTATTTTGCTAAAAAAGATGATGAACTTTATGTCATTGCAGATAACAAGATTATAGCCATGCTTGGAAGCGAGGGCGAAGTTGAAGAAGATTTCGATTGGAAAGTGGACACGGGCAATATAGGCTACGATTCGCCGGATAAGAAGTATTTATCGAGGTTTAACTTGAGAATGAATATATCTCAAGGCACGGTAGTAAGAGCGTATATTCAGTATGATTCTGACGGGATATGGGAGTCTAAAGGGACGGTAAAAGGCAATACTCTCGGAACGTTTACTCTGCCGATAGCTCCGAAACGCTGCGACCACTGCAAGATACGGCTTGAGGGAAGCGGAGATTTTAAACTTTATTCGATTGCTAAAATATTAGAGGACGGAAGTGATGTCTGATGTTTATTGAAAGCCCCAAAATGGCGTCTACAGGAAGTGAAAAAAAGGACATAGAACAATTAAGGTCTTATTTATTCAGAATGTCAGAGCAGCTTAATCTGGCTTTGGAAAACGTAAACGGGACGGCTTTATATACTCAAAACGCGTCTCAGACAGGCGGGAGCGGGAGTTCTGACGGTAAGGACGTTTCTTCCGGCGCAATAAGTTATGACGAGTTGCGAAGTTTGATAATAAAGACCGCGAATGAAATTCATGTTGAAATGGATACGATTGTCACGGAACTTGAAGGAAAGTATGTGGCCGTATCGGACTTTGGAGTTTATAAAGAGGAAACTGACAGAAGAATAGAAGAAAACGCCAAGGGTACTCTCGATTATTTTACTTTTAAGCAGGAAATAAGCCCTAAAGTAGAAACGCTTGAAAATGATGTCGCAACTGCCACAAATACAGCTAATGAAGCAGTGGAAAGAGCAGACGCCCTTGAAACTGATATTGAAAATGTATCTAACACGGCTAACGCGGCAGTGGAAAAGGCCGACGCTCTTGAGACCGACGTTGAGAATGTTTCCAACGCGACTAACGCGGTGACAGAAAGGACAGACGCCCTTGAAACCGATATTGAAAATGTCTCCAACGCGACTAACGCGGTGACGGATAGGGCGAACGCAATCGAAAATACTATAAATGAACAACAGTCAGGGCTTAACGAGATATCGCAAAGGGTATCTGGCGCTGAGGCCGATATAACAGCAAGCCAGCAAGCTATCAGGGACAACGAAGCGTTGATAAAAAGCGAAGAACAAAAAAGAGAAGAAGAAATCGCGAGAACTGATAATGAAATAGAGGCCTTAAAGGAAAACGTCGATAGCATAAGCGATAAACTTGGAAAGTATCAGGTGAATACAGAGCAATTTATAAGAACGGGGCTGTTGTATTACGAAAAGGCCGTCATTGACGGAGTAGAGGTTTCTATACCGAGAATCGGCGTCGCTATAGGTGAAAATTTAACAACAATAACGATAGAAGACCCTGAAACCGGAGAGAAAAAAGAGGTATTAAGCAGACAAGGATTATATACGACGTATACCTCGGATAAATTGAGCTTTTATCTTAATGACGTTGAAGTAGCTTATATATCTAATGGCAAACTATACATATCTGAAGCGGAAATATTTGGCTTTAAATTAAAAACAGGTAAATGGCTCGTAAATACAGAAAGCGATTATTGGAATTTAGAATGGGAGGGATGATATGGCTTTATCACTATCAATAGGAACAAGTCAGCTTAGCCAATCGGTATCAGGAAACTATACTACACTTAGAGTAAATGTAAATATAAGCTGGACATTTGGTTCATGGGACCATTACGGCTCAACAAAATATGTAACCATAAACGGCTCTACATACTATTTCAGCAGCGCAAAAATAAATCCAAACAGGACAAATTCCGGTTCGCAAACATTATATAGCGTAGATGTGAACATTCCTCACAACTCGGACGGAACTAAAACCGTAAGTATATACGCGTATGTAGTGACAAGTACAGGAAGCGGGACTGTCACAGCGTCGGCTTCTCCTACATTATCGAGGATACCGCGAACATCACCGGCCACATTATCTGCCTCAAGCGTGACTACAGGCGGCAGTTTTACTGTATATACAAATAGGTATTCTTCAAGTTTTACGCATACGATAAAAATTACGCTCGGGTCAAAGTCCATAACGAAGACGGGTATCGGAACATCAGTGACGATTACAATACCAAGGGATTGGGCGGAGGCCTTGCCTAACGCCGCGAGCGGTACGGCTACGGTAGTATGTACTACTGACGGGATAGGTTCTGTTAGCAAGAATATTACCGTAAATGTAAACTCTAATGATATACCAACGCTTACAGAAGTAACAGTTGCTCCTTACAGCGCTAATACTGTGGTAAGCGGCTGGAATATATATCTGCAAGGATATTCGGCCGTACAGGTAACCTTTAATACGGCGGCGGGGGTTTACGGGAGCAGCATAGCAGGATACAAGGTGGTTTACGGAAGCAGTGAAGTAACGAAGTCACCGTATAGGACGCCTGTAATAAATAACAGCGGCGCTCAAAAAGTATATTGCTACGCGAAAGATTCGAGAGGACGCTGGAGCAAGGCTAAAGAAGTGAGTGTAGAGTTCTTGAGTTACGCTAAGCCGTCGTTATCGAACGCGCAGGCGTACAGGTCTAAAGATACAGGCGTAAAGGATGAGAAGAACGGAACGTCTCTTTCAGCTATTGCTACAGCGGTATTTTCGTCTTGCGGAGGGAAAAATAGCGCTACGTTGAAATGCCGCAGGAGACGGCGCGACGGGGATTGGATGAGTTATGTTTCAATGCAGTCGGGCAAATTAACTACTTTTGCACAAGGAGCGGTTTCCGTTACTTATTCGTATGAAGTAGAAATAAAAATTACAGACGCTCTTGGCGAAACAAATGAAGTGATAATCGAAATCCCTACAAAGGCGGCCGCGCTAAGTTTTTTGCCAGAAGGAAAAGGAGCGGCTGTGGGTAAAGTAGCTGAAAAGGAGGGAGTGCTCGAAGTCGCCTTTGACATTGAAACAGAAGGGAGCGTCACGACAGGGGATATACTCATTAACGACCCGGACCTTGAGGAGTTATGGGAATCGGTCTTCGGGGGGGGGGTAATACCTAAGTTAATAGACTATATTTACCCGCTCGGCAGCGTCATAGCCTCTGTAAATTCGGCCTTTGACCCTAACGAGGCATATAAATCTCAGACATGGGTCAGATTCGCGGAGGGAAGGACATTGGTCGGCGTCGATACGTCAGATACAGATTTTAAAACGGTTGAAAAGACGGGCGGCGAAAAGACGCATAAATTAACGCTATATGAGATACCGAGCCATGAAGGGCATTTATATAGCAATTATGATATGAACTCTATTGGTAATTGTAATCGCTATTTGGCAGAGTCTACTTTGGGACAATATGGCTCAGCGGGAAGAGGCTGGAACAGTGTGAACGGCGGCGAAATACAGCCGGCGGGAATGTCAAGAGGCGGCGGAGCCGCGCATAACAATATGCAGCCGTATATATCGGTATATTATTGGAAACGAACAAAATAATCGCCTTCCCCGCAGCGGGATAGGCGGGGGAGGGAAAAATGTTTAATCAAAAACAAGGATTTAAAGATGTGACTAATGTAATAAAGAAATTTACAGGGATAGAACCTATGATACCGGAATCTTTGAAAAAAATCGTCGGGGGGGGGTACTACATGAGCGCAAAAAGGAGGTGGCGGTATGCTGCCTTTAAAACAGTGCTTGAAAGATATTGTAAAAATATTTACGGAGCAAACATTAACAACGAAAAATCTGAGCGCGGCAGAAAACAGAGTATCCATAGATTCCGGCGGATATATGGTTTTGGGAAATTGGGTGTTTGTACAGATAACTTTGAAAATAAAGGTAACTCTAAACGGAAACACTTATTGGACACTCATGGATGGCTTTCCGGAACCAAAAACACCATTTGCGGCCTTGGGGGCAAACTATCACTTCATGGACGCGCCCGTGAATGTTTCACTTTATGGCTCGGCCCTAACTATAACTTGTGGGAATCAGGAATTACAGCCGGGAAGAATGTTGGTGATAAGTGGATTTTACATAAAAGCGTAAGGTTTAAGAGGTGTCGTCATGCTTAATATAAAGACGGCGCTTACGCAACTCGCTAACAGAGTTAAGGCGGAAAAGGACTATGTAGTAGAGTATAAGATAAACGACGCGGATAAATGGTCGTATAGAAAATGGGCGAGTGGTATAGCGGAATGCTGGTTGTTTTATTACAACACTATAGCGCCATATTCTTCAGGCGGAGTTGATAATTTTAAATATTCTTATACTGCCGCTTTTGATTTGCCATTTGCGTTTGTAACTAATAGCGATAAAAATCATCATTGCGGATATTCAAAAACAGCATCTGTGTCTGTGAGCAATGGCACGGGTGTTGTAATTTCTGGACATTTAAACGATACTCCGTCGAAGGTTCACCTCCATTGGACAAGTAATACGACGGGCGTTAGCTATATAAATATTCACTTAATGGGAAGGTGGAAATAGCTATAGCAAAGCTGCCAAAGATTTGATATAATGAGAAAGTCAAGAGGACGAGCGAAAGCGGTTGGCCTTCCGAGATTCAAAAGGGATTTTGAATTTTAAGGAAGGTGGTAATATGGTGAGAATCACTATTTTTTTAGGAAATTCAGAATAACCATTTACATAAAAAATAACCGCCACGGCTGCGAACCCTTAGACGGCTATTTTAGTCACTGACGGTTAACCGTTTTTAGCGGTTTCCTCTTGACCTAAATATATCATAATGAAAATATAAACGCAAGAGATAATTAGACCAACCGCGAAGGTTGGTTTTTATTATGCAATATTTGATATTTTGTCGGGGCAGCGGGTTAGAAAATAATAAATAAATTTGAGAAAATATAGATAAAGTAAAAGTTAGACTATGAAAAGAAAGGGAGATAAAATGGCATATTCACAAATAGGATACGGCTCATCAGGAAGTGATGTAAGGAAGCTGCAAGAAATACTGAATGGCAAGGGATATAATCTTTCTGTTGACGGACAATTCGGAGCAAAAACCAAGTCAGCTGTAAGAGACTATCAGTCTAAGAATGGTTTAAGCGTTGACGGAATTGTAGGCGTTAATACGTGGGGAAAACTTACGAGCGATTCCTCGTCGTCTCAGACGCCCGCAACAAGTTCAAATACAAAATCGAACTTGCTCGGAGTATCAGATTATACCGCGAGTAATTTAAGCAAGTATGAGGAAGGATATAAGCCTTCTGACGCGGTTATAAAAGCGCAGGAATATTTGAATAAAGTTTCAGAAGAAAAGCCTTCGCCATTTGTATCATCATATAAAGAACAACTTGAAGATATATATAACAAGATAATGAACCGGAAGGAATTTTCTTACGACCTTAACGGAGACATGCTCTACCAGCAGATGAAAGACCAATATCAAGTATTGGGGAAAACAGCTATGCAGGACACTATGGGAGAGGCCGCGGCATTAACGGGCGGATATGGAAACACATATGCGCAAAGTGTCGGACAGCAAACGTATGACGAATATTTGAGGCAACTTAATGATAATATACCGGACCTTTATCAATTAGCCTTACAGCAGTATAACTCCGAAGGCGAGCGTATGTTACAACAGTACGAGCTTACGGGAGATATGTATAACGACGAGTATAACAAGTACATGGACGCATATAATCAGTGGCTTGCGGAAAGAGATTTTGTAAGCAATAGATATGATTCAGAACGTAATTTTGATTATAACGATTTCGCTAATATGCTTTCTTATTGGCAGTCTATGGCGGGAGCCGAAAATCAAAACTATTGGAATCAGAAAGATTATGATTTTCAGTTGCAACAGTTTGAATATCAAAAGCAGCAGGACGCTATAGCAAATGCTTTAGCGAGGCAGAAATTGGCTCTCGCGTCGTCGGGCGGCGGAAGCTCGGGAAGCGGCTCAGAGGAACCGGATGTGTCAAAAGGCGCGACACAAAACGCAAAGAATGTTTTAGGAGAATACGGAAAATATTTAGCTCAAGGAGGGGCAGGAGCTGATAGGCTGGCCTATGTTATAGAAATGATAGAAAACAGAACGCAAGAGGATGACGGGTTAAATAATAATGAAAGAGCTTGGGTATTGGCGCAGTTAGCCAAAAGATAGGAGGAAGAAATGGCAAAAACAAAAGCTATAGAGTATTATGCTAAAAAGGCTAAAATGTTGGCACAAGAGTCAATAGATTATGAAAGGGAAAACGTTGTAAAATATTATTCCCAAAAAGCTAAGGCGCTGGCGCAAGAGTCAATAGATTATGAAAGGCAAGTAAAAGATTCGGCGCAGAAAAGAGAAATTAAAAAATTAGCCTCTACATATGGCTTTACCGAATCCAATATAGCAAATGCTTCACCTTTTGTACAGCAGAAGATAACTACAAGCGAGAATAAAAAGAATACGAATATTACGCCGAGATATAAGACGGCGAAAGAAACAAAAGAGGCGATAGAAAATCTTAACAAGGATATTGCGACTAATGGAATGGCTTTTCCCGCTATTGAACACGGAGAGGCGTATCAATCGTTTTTAAAGGCTCGTTCTGAATATACGAAAGAGTACAAAAAGGAGAAGAAAACTCTGACAGATGAATATAACTTTCTTAAAGATAAAGAAGATGAAGCTAAAACAAAAGATTTGCCGGAGGACCTTCTGGAATTACTTGACGAATATAATAGGGGCCATATAGATACTACATATAATCCGTTTAGTTACGCGAGGTCTCAAGACGGCTATAAATATTTCGGGAAAGAACTTAAATATGACGGTTATACAGAAAAAGAACTTAAAGAGCTCGCGGCGGCAAGGAAACGCAAAACTGACGAAATAGATACGATTAAGGCGTTACAAGAAGCATATGAATTATCAAAAGAAAGCCCCGTGCAGGGCAGTATAGGGTCTTTAGTAGATAACTTCGCGGGAGGGGCTACAGGCTTATTTGATTTGGCCGGACAATATATAAAGGACCCTGACAGAGATTTTAATGTAAACACTATGTCTCTGAGAAAGAGCCAAACCGCAAACGCGGCGAGGTCCGCGGTGTCTGAAGACATAGAAACCCCACTTCTTAGGAAGTTATATGATGTAGGAATGAGTATAGGAGACATGGTTACCGCCAGCGCTGGAACTTTGGGTTATGGAACACTCCCTATGTTTTTCGCTGAAGCAGGCGTTCAAAACGCTATAGACCTTACAGAAAGGGGCACTGATTCTTCAACGGCGCTTGCGGGAGGCTTAGCCGCCGGAACATTCGAGGTTTTATTTGAGAAACTTTCTTTGGGCAATTTAAAGGCTCTTTCACGAATGAACACTTCTACGCTGAAAGGCTTTGGAAAGGAGTTTGCGAAAACTGTAGGCGTTAACGCCTCTGAGGAAGCCGCGACAGAAGCAACTAATATTTTATACGATACTCTGGCTAACGGCGACATTTCTAATTACAGTCTTAGAAAAGAGCAAATTATGGCTGAGGGTAAAACTGAAGAAGAAGCAAAGACGGAGATTTTTAATGAATTTTTATCGCAAATTGGAGACGCCGCGTTATCAGGCGGTTTAATGGGAGGAATGCTTGCTCCGGCGGGAATAGCGGTAGGCAACTACAGATATTCAAAGCAAGGAAAAAATCTGTCAGAAGGGCAAACCGAGGCCCTAAAGGACTATTCTTCAACGTCAGGGGGAGAAGCAGGGAGGTTGTATAAAGAATATCAATCTAAATACAGTGATAAAAACGCGGCTCTCGGTATGATGAAAGAAGCAGCGGATAATGAAGTAATATCCAATCTGATTGAGTCGGAATCTTTGAACGATATTACGGAGGCATATGACAACGCTGTAAAGTTAAATACAGATGAAGGTACGAGACGAATTTTAGATAACGTATATAACGCTCGCGTAAGTCAGATATTTAATAAAGAGACGGCGGGAGAAACAAACGCCGTTGTAAACAGTAACGGCCATACTATTGGTGTAAACAGAAGCGAGGAAATCAGAGGCGGCAGGAATTACACTTTAAGTAAAGATGATGTTGAAGTTATAAAAAGGACTGCCGGAGCAAAATTACAGGACGGAAGCGAGGTTATAATAAACGGTATTACTGATGATAACGGAGAATTAAAGTATAAGACAATAGAGGGAAAGGCAGTAGCACCTTCCGAGGTGACGTTTAACAATGATACCACAAGGGAACTGTATCAGAAAGCCGCGGAAATAGAGGAACCGGCAAGGAATCTTTTCATAAATACCTACCCGGGAGACGTGTCTGTAGGCAAGTTCAAAAATGGGTTTGAGAATTTTTATGATTCGGGCAAATTGAGCGGCGCGGTTTCTTTTGATATGGCAAAAGAGATGAACTCGGCGTTTCTTGAGAATGTAATAAATGAAAGCGCGGCAAGAAAGGCGTACGAAGCCGGACAGGCGAGCATAACGGGAAACGTTAATATAAACGACAGTATTATAAGAAAATCTACCGCCGGAACCGTGGTAGACAATACTGTTGTGAATCACTTAGACGAAGGAGTAAAAGAGCTTATTGGCAGTATAGCCAAGAAAACGGGCATAGACTTTGAACTTACTGACGAGATTATAGCGGGAGAGACGGCAAGAGGGGAGAGAGTATACGCCAATGGGTATTTTGACAAAGCCGTAGTTAAGGCTGTTATATCAGGAGACGCTGATAACGCTGCGGAGGCGGCGGCACATGAGACTACGCACTTTGCCTTTGCTTTAAATAATAAAGATATGAAAAAGGTTTCAGACCTTTGTATTGCTTATCTTGCCGAGACAAGCGACGCCAAAACGGCGGAGGCCCTTATAGAAAACAAGATGAAGAATGTTGAGACAAGGGAGGATGCTATAGAGGAACTGACGAGCGACGCTATAGCGGGCATAATTTCGAGCGAAGAAGGGGCGAAGGCGTTTATAGAATATCTTGAAACAGATAAAAATTTAACTACTGCCGAAAAGAGGACTATTCTTGAGAAAATAAAAGACTTAATAGAGAGAGTTTTGGAATCAATAAAAGCTCTTGCCGGACAGGGACATATTTCCGATACGGCAAAAGTCTTCGCTGAGGCTGAATATGACCGCGTGAGCGAAATCTTAAACTTATACACCAAGGCTTTGGACAAGGCGAGTGAAAAGTTAAGAAAGGGAGAGAGAGCCGAAGAAGGGGCAGGAAAAGTAAATACAAAGTTCTCTTTAAAGAATAAGAATATAACTGAAGACACAAAAATTCCTTTTGTAATTGCGGAGGAATATATTGACGTACCTAAAAATAATAAAGCTGCTTTAAGCGAGTTACAAAACAAGGTGAAGCAGCTCCCGAGAAGTACTTATGAGAACAAGGCTACGGGATATAGGGCGGATATAACGGAAGAAACTATTAAAAAGGCTATAAACCCTACACATAAAAATTTTAATAAACATAGTTCAAAATATATAAATAATTTAAACGCTACGCTGAACTTTTCTGAGCTTTTTGAAAATGCGGTATATATAGATACCATAGAGAACCAAAAGAGTAAAAACGCAAACAAAAATATCAAAGGTTTTCACCACTTCGTTGCACCTCTTAGAATGAAAGGAGCAGACTACAGGACACTTATTACAGCGAGAGAAAAGAAAAATTCTAACACGTTATATGTACTTGGAGTAGAGGTTTTACCTATGAAAAAGAAGATGTCTCAATCGGCAACTTCTTTGAGTGGTTCCCGCTCTAAGGAGACATCTTCTATGATTACTATACCTGACCTCATAAGAGATGTCAAGATATATAATTATGATACGCAAGAAAATCAGACATATACACAGGAAAACATAAAATTCTCCTTTATTGGGGAAAAGGCGTTGAATAAAAACAATAAGTCTTTGGAAAAAGCTAAAGAAATGGAATCGGCCGGAAAAACGAGCGAGGATATAAGGAAGAACACGGGCTGGTTCAGAGGAGGAGATAATAAATGGCGTTTCGAGATTGATTCCAGCAAGATGAGAGTAGACCACAGAGGTAAATTCCATAGAAATTCGGCGATACGCCGCCGCTGGGAATTATTCGATAAACTACATGTTACCAATACGGCCACAAAAGCAGATTTTCAAGAGCTTATGCAGCTTGACAGAACTCTCGGAACTTTAACGGAACCAAAGAAATTAGGGGATTTAATTGACTATCCGCAACTTTTTGAGGCATATCCACAGTTAGCTGATATGGACTTTTCATTTGTAAATTTGGGAGATATGGACGGAGGATATAGCCCGCTTGTTAATAAGATTTTTATAGATGAAAGTTTGAAAGAAGACTCTCAGCAGATGAGACAGACGCTCATACATGAAATTCAACACGCCATACAGGAAGCTGAAGGATTTGCCAAGGGTTCCAATCTTATAGGGTTGAATAAAGCTATTGAGGAAGCAAAGCGTATTGAAGAAAAAACAGATAAACAGCTTGACGTGGCTATAGATGAGCTTTTTAGACTTCTTGATGAAAGTGGGTATATTGAACAGTATGGCGAGGATATTGATGTACTCGCCGAAAAGGAACAGGATAGAATCAGGGCATTTTTCAAAGAAAACAACAAAGACGGTGCGGAAGCATTAGAAAAAGTTATAAAGCTATGGGAAGAAAATACGCGGGCAATCACCGAAACGGCCAGACTCCAAAAAATATCAAGCCACGATTACTACATGAATAGCGCAGGAGAAATAGAGGCAAGAGATGTTTCAAACAGATTGTATTTCACTGAAGAACAGATAAGAAATATAAGGCCCGATATAGATAATGACGCCGCGATTGTAAGATTCTCTCTAAAAAATAAAAATATAACTGAGGACACAAAAATTCCTTTTGTTATTGCGGAGGAATATATTGACGTGCCTAAAAACAACAAGGCGGCTTTAAGCGAGCTACAAAACAAGGTGAAGCAGCTTCCAAGAGGTACGTATGAAAATAAGGCTACAGGATACAAAGCAAATATAAATTCAAATACGATAAAAAAAGCGTTGACTCCTACGCATAAGAAATTTAATTGGTTTTCTGAGGAATATATCAACAATTTAAATGGCATTTTAAGGTTATCAGAACTTTTTAAAACAGCTATATATGTGGACACTATATCTCCGATGAAAAATAAAAAAGATAATCCAAACATGAAAGGCTTTCACCATTTTGTCGCACCGCTTGGAATGAAAGGAGGGGCGTACAGAGCGTTAATTACAGCAAGGGAAAAAGAAAATTCTAATACACTATACGTTCTTAGAGTAGAAGTTCTGCCAATAGAAAAAACGCCCCTATTGACAGCTTCTTCGATTGGCTCCCAATCTGTGAGGGCGTTTTCTGAAATCAGTATACCTGACCTCATAAGAGATGTCAAGATATATAATTATGATACGCAAGAGAGCCAGATTTATACACAGGAAGATATAAAATATTCATTGCTCGATTCTTCCGGAAGGAAACTAACAAAGAAGCAGGCTGAATACTTTAAGGGTAGTAAAGCGAGAGACGATAACGGTAACTTACAGATTGTATATCATGGCACAAATGAAGCCGGTTTTACTGTGTTTAATAGGAATATCAACTTTTATTCAGACAGTAAAGAATTAGCTAAAACTTACAGTAACACTAATGGGCTGTATGAAGGCTACGCAAATATTAAAAATCCTTTAGTCATCGACGTTAAAGGTGAGAAGTGGTCAGGCATTCCTGTAGAATATATCGAACTCGAAAATATAGAAGATATTTTCAATGAATACGGAGTAGATACCTTTGAAGATGGTGGAATGGAAAGAACATCAACTGCTGATATTGCAAGTGCTATTGATGAGGCGGTCGAAGAGGGTCAATTAAACTATGACGGAATCATTTTCAAAAATATTTATGATGAGGGTTCCTATAGTTCGGGGATTGGCATTATATTAGCAAACGATTATGTAACATTTAACAAAAATCAATTTAAAAATATTACTAACGAAAATCCAACAGACGATCCGGATATAAGATTTTCTCTAAAAAACAAAAACATAACTGAAGATACAAAAATTCCTTTCGTGATTGCCGAAAGGTACGTTGACGTACCTAAAAATAATAAAGCTGCTTTAAGAGAGTTACAAAACAGAGTGAAGGAGATCCCAAGAGGCACGTATGAGAATAAGGCTACGGGATACAGGGCTGGCATAAATGGCAAAACGATAGGAAAAATTCTTAATCCAAAACCTAATTTTAATCCGTGGGGGAAAAATTACATTGATAATTTGAATGCGGCGCTATATTTACCAAATCTTTTTAAAAATGCTGTATATATAGACACCATAGAAAACCAGAAAAGTAAGAATGCCAATAAGCAAATAAGAGGTTTTCATCATTTTATAGCACCTATAACGATGAAAGATAATAATTATAGAGTAAAAATAACCGCAAGAGAAAAAGAAAACTCAAATCTTCTATATATTGTAGATACTGAAATACTACAAAATAAAGAAGATGTCGCATTACCAAACAATATGAATGGTAATTTCTTGACGACATCTTTTAAAATTAGTATACCCGACCTCATAAAAGATGTCAAGATATATAATTATGATATGCAGGAAAATCAGACATATACATACGAGGATATAAAATTTTCCATAAAAGAAAACGCTACAAAGGCGGGAGAACTCCTTGAAGAAAACAGAAAGTTAAAAAGGATAAACGAAAATCTCATAGCGCAGTTTAAGATTACAGATGGCATGAAAATAAGAAACAATATAATAGAGGGTATAGCCCAAAGCCTTTTAGAAGACTACGATAGCGAATATACTATTGACGCTTTGAAAAATGACCTTATGGCTCTATATAACTATATAGAAACAGCCGAAAATCTTACGATTCAAGACATAGCTGCCGGAGCGCGTATAGTAGGAGAAAGAATAGTAGAAAACAGAAACAAAAAAGGGATAACAGACGAAACAAAAGAAATCCTTGAAGACATTAGAACTGTCAAGATAACTCTGGACGATGTTCAGAAAAAGGAGACCGCATATCATTTCGGAAGTTATGACAATTTCAGAAGAAAGAATTTCGGAAAGTTGAGAGTTACTGATAACGGAACTGCCCTTGATACGAAGTGGCAGGAATGGGCGGTAGCCTATCCTCAACATTTCGATCCCAATATTTCTCCGGCGGACCAACCTATTAAGTTAAACGATATAGTAGAAAGCCTTAGCGAAAGCTATATCGATACTCTCGGCATGAACGAAGACGAAGCTGCCATAATGGTAGGCCTTGACGTATACGAAAGGTATTTCGATGTTCCGAGCGTAAAGACCTTCGCGGATAAAAAGAAAGCTGAAATGGACAAACTGAAGGCCGAGACCAAGGTTCTTATAAGGAGCGTAAAGGAAGAATACAGAGATAAAACGAAGAAATGGGCGGCAGACAGAAGGGAAACTGAATTAAAGCAAAGCTATAAAAGACGTATAACGACGGTAGTGAGAAGACTGAATAGCACAATGGAGGCAAACAGTTACAGTAAAAATATACCGGACGCGATGAAAGGAGCCGTGTCGGAATTTATTAAGCCTTTTTTAAATGATAAAGAGGTCTTTGAAGAAGGAAGAAGTGCGAGGCTTGCTGATATGTATAACAGAATCGGCGAGAGAATGAAAGATGCGGAAGGAAATGAAGCGAGCAAGGATGACACATATGTTGACTTCATTTCCGCATACGACAAGGACATAGAGGATAGCATAAAGACCTTTAAAGAAGTTCTCAAAGACAAAACCCTCAATGACCTTAACAGCAGCGAGCTTTCTATAATCAAGGACACTCTTGACAATCTCTCAAAGATGTTAGAAACAGCAAATACTGTTTTTATCGCCGGAAAGAAAGCGAAGCTGGCGGAAGTAGGCGACGCTACCATAGCAGAGCATACTAAGGAAAAAGTGAAAGAAAGGCTGGCTATAACCGAAAATCAGTATTACAAGACCGTCAAATCCTTTGCAGATAGTAATATTACGCCGGGATATTTTTTTAAAAGGCTCGGAGGGGCTTTTAGCGACCTATATAACGATTTTTTGGACGGTCAGGATAAATATGCCAACATCATGCAAAACTCAAGAGAGAAGTTTAAGGAGATAGCTGAAAAGAACGGATATTATAATTGGGACAAGAAACAGAGGATAAAAATAGAAATAGGAGGAGACGAACACGAGGTAACTCTTGAGCAGTTAATGCTCCTATATGCTACAGGCAGGCGTGAGCAGGAAAACGGCATGGAGTCTATGCACATATTTTCTGGCGGAGTCACGTTCAGAAATGCGAAAAAGACGAAAGAAAAGAAAATAGGGCCTATAAATGGGAAAATAAAATACACGGACAAACAAACCGGAATACCTATTACCTTTGACGAATATATAGAGGCGTGCGGAAAGCTGACGGAAAAACAAATCAATTTTACGGACGAGCTTGTAAAATATTTGTCTGAGGATATGGCCTCTTACGGCAATCAGGTAACGAGAGAAATGTACGGTATCAGTAAGTTCAATGAGAAATATTACATACCTTTTAACTCGGATTCTAATTTTATATACAGCAATTCCGGAGGTACGCAAGGGCTTGAAAACAGGCTCAAACACGCCTCATATACAAAAAATCTGACTTACGGGGCTAATAACCCGCTGATTTTAGACGATATTACGGACGTCTGGTCGGCGCATGTGGCGCAAATGGCTATGTACAGTTCGTTGATGAGGCCTATTGAAGAATTAAACAAGGTTCTTAATTATAAGAATGAGAATGGAATTACTGTAAAGGCGCAACTTAATGCGACATATACAGGTGACACGGTTAATTACATACAAACCTTTATGCGAGACGTAAACGGAGGTTTGAGTTTGCCTAAAGAAGAACAGGTGATGAAGAAGCTGACTACACAGTTTAAAAAGGCCGCCACTTATGCTTCAATGTCGGTAGCCGTTCAGCAGCCTACGTCAATACTCAGGGCAATGTGTATGATAAATCCAAAATATTTTGCGGGCAGAAAAATAGAGGCGCCAAAAAAAGAGAAAAGACTTCAAACCTCGTCGTCGGCCGATTACGAACAACTGAAACGATACGCTCCTATAGCTATAATAAAGCAAATGGGAAGATTTGACACAATGGTAGGAATGACGAGTAAAGACTATCTTACTCGCCGCGAATACGAAACGGTTAAGGGGAATGTAAAAAATATAGCTACAGATAAGCAAATGCTTCAGGATATATTAGGTTACGGGGCGAGCAAGGGAGACGAGATAGGCTGGGCCTCTTTGTGGAACGCCTGCAAGCGCGAGACTGCTGATAGGACTAAATTAAAAGGAGAGGCGCTTCTGCAAGAAGCGGGAAAACGCTTTAGAGAGGTGGCGAACTTAACGCAGGTTTATGATTCTGTTTTGTCAAAATCACAGCTTATGAGGCAGAAGACGTGGGGCGTGTCAATGATAACCGCGTTTATGGCCGAACCGACGATAAGTCTTAATATGCTTATTGACGGAGTAATGGACGCGAAAAAGACGAAAAAAGCGAAATACGCGACTAAAACTCTCGCCGCTTTTCTAACTTCACAGCTGGCGGCGGCTATTCTTAAGTCATTTGTAACAGCCGCGAGAGACGACGACGAGGACAAAACCTATTGGGAAAGATTTTTCGGAAAGGCGGTCGGCGAGTCTTGGGGTAATATAAATCCTTTGTCATTAGTGCCTATGGCGAGGGATATAAACTCGCTTTTTGAAGGTTATTCCGTAGAAAGAGCAGACGTAGAGGTTATTTCAAAGCTGGTAGACGCGGCTAAAAAAATATACGATACGGATACTCCTATAGGAGAGAAAATATCAAATATGATATTTGCCGTAGGCGATTTTGTAGGAGTACCGGCAAGAAACATTTGGAGAGATTTCAGGGCCATAGGTAATGTAGTAAGCGAGGCGGCGGACCCAAACAGGAAAGAGACGACGGCTTACGGAATAGAAGAATCTGTATTAGAAGAACTCGGAATGAAAAAAAGCTATACGGATTACGCCGAAGACTTATATAAGGTAGTAGATAAAGATTATGACGGTCAAAAGAAGATTCTTGAAGAATTGTCGGAAAGCTATAAACGGGAGATAGAAAACGGAGGGGACGCCGATAAGGTCAGGAGTAAAGTAAGAGGAGCTATAACAAGATATCTAAAGCCTAAATATCAAGAGGCGGATAATTCCGAAAAAATAAAAATAAAGAAACTTCTTTTCAGAATACGAATAGGAGGAAAGGCGATTTATGATAACGAAGATATAAAAAAATGGAACGAAGAATAAAAAGACGA